TTACAGCTGCTATACCTGATGAACCTGCAGTTCCATTAGCACCTGATGATCCTGATGAACCTGTTGTACCTGCTGATCCTGAAGTTCCACTTGAACCTGAAGTTCCTGATTCTTTAGCTTGACCTGAAGAACCTGATGTTCCATCTGCACCACTTGATCCTGATGAACCTGCAGTTGCACTATTACCTGATGCTCCTGCTACTCCACTTGAACCATTTGAACCTGAAGTTGCACTTGCTCCTGAAGATCCTACTGTTCCTGAAGCACCACTTGTACCTGAAGATCCTGATGATCCTGCAGTTTTTGCTTCACCAGAAGAACCTGTTGTACCATCATCACCTGATGATCCAGATGAACCGTTAGTACCGCTTAAACCACTTACAGCTGAAAGACCTGAAGATCCATTAGTACCAGTTGCTCCTGATGAACCTGATGAACCACTTGTTCCTGATATTCCAGCTGAACCATTTGAACCTGCTACACCACTAGTACCACTTGATACTTCAACATATCCTATTTTACCTGATCCTGTTGCATATGTTAATACAAAAGGAAAGTCTTGAATTGGTGCTGCTTTTATTTGGAATTCTTCTGAATTACTTATATCAAAAGTACTACTACCTGTTACACTTAAACTTCCTGTTATTTGAGCTGATCCTGTAAATGGAAAACCTGAACCACCACCTAAACCACTTTCTAAAGTTCTAGCTACATATTGATAAGCTGAACAAACAACTGTATCACCTGTAGTAGGTGCTACATCTGCATCATTAAATTGTATTACACCTGTTTTATAATCAAATTGATAATTAGCTGCATTTTGTTTAGTACCATTTACTCTAATAGTTACATTATAACCAGGTGTTGCATCTTCTGTATCTGCATTTGATAAAGAAGGGTCTGAATATTTTGGAGATATAAAACTTCCTTGTTGACCTGATTGTAAAATCTGAGGAGTAACAGCTGTAGTTGGATCATGCCCTGAAGCTGATATAAAGAAGAATACTTCTGTATTTGAACCATTTACAACATTTGAAGGTGTTAATTGAAATTGATAAAAATATTTTAATAAATCAGCACTAGCAGATAAAACTGTAGATTCATTTTGACCACTGGCAGAATAAGGTAACCCTGTAGCTGGTATAGCTCCTTGATCAATATAGATTTCAGTGGCATTTAGATCGAGTACTCGTGTGAATGCTTCCTGTGCATCCGTACTCTGCTCCATTGTATACCTCCTACTCGCAAGTAACCTATTTGATTTTTTAGTTTTATCTAATGCCATTCTTTATTTTATGCAATTGTTACACTTATACTTGTTATAGGTGTTGGATCATTTTTATATCTTATTATAACTATAAAATCTTGATCTGAACCATCTAAAACCATACCATCACCATTACGAAGAGGTATATTATAATTATTTCCACTTATACTACCACCAACATTACCATACAAAGCAATATTTGTTGTGAATGGATTTTTAAATCCATCATTAGCTATACTAGCTTCTATAACATTATCTACTGTATTTGTAGGATCAAAAATTCTTGGTGGAGTATAATTACCTGTTCCTGAACTTTCAAATATTATTGCTGCTGATATTCCATTTGATGTTGAATTCCAAGCTTGTAATGTAGTACCTAAACTCATAGTTACACTACCAGCTCCTGTTCCTAAACTTCTTTGAAATGCTCTAGCATAGTAAATATAATCTCCTGATGAAGGATTAGCAGGTGACCAATAACCATATGAACCCCCAGGTTCAACTAAATATCCTGGTTTTACTTGAAGTTCTAAAGGATCTAATACAAATTCACTATAACTAGATGTATCAAATTTATCACCACCAGCGTAAGTTCCTACAAGTAAATTATTATTTATTTTAATTCTATTATTTTCTCCTGAAAAATTTTCAGTCCATGAAGTAGTTCCTGTTAATGAACTACCATCATATCCTTGAGCTCTACCATAATAAGCCATTGAACCTGATGCTGAATCTTGACCAAATGTTCCTGGTCTAAAATATTCGTATGTGTTTGTATTTGTTGTTATATCAACACCATTTCTTCTTCTACATCTATCTTGGGCAGTAAATGTTGTTGGGTTAATTGTAGCTTGACCTATACTAGTTAAACCAGCACTACCAGCATTTACTGTTAAACTACCTGTTAACTTTACTATATCTGTTTCAAATGGAACTGTAGATGTTGCTCTAGCAGTTGTTCCTGTAGAATCATATATAAAATTAGCTGTTTGTATTGTACCACCATTTGTACTTCCTTCCTCTACTCCAGTACCACCATCTGCTATAGTTAATATACCTGTTGATTCAAATATTCTAGCAAATGTAGAACTTGCTGCATACATTGGGTTAAATGCATTTGTAATTGAAGCTGAAGATGCCCAAGTAGCTGTTAGTAAATAAAGTGCACCTGATAATGATCTTGATGTTGCAGTTAATGATTGACTACCATAATACCCAATAGCTGGAGTATTTGTAGGTACATTTGTATTAATTTGTGTTGTTGGAGCATAAAATACTTCTGTATTATTTGCAAAAAATGTTGAATAATTAGAAGATCCAGATTGTATACCTACAGATTGAGATAAATAATAATATCCTGATGATGATGGGGATGTTAAAGATATCCCACCATTATACCAACCTTGATCATATATGTTTACAAATTTACCATCTTGAAAAGCATCAGGAATTAATGGATTACCTGTTGATATATCCCCAACAGTTAAACCATCAGATGTTCCTGCTCCTGTTCTTGTTAAAAAATGTACTGATGCTGATGATATTGTTAAAGTTTTAGAACTATTATCAGCCCATCTATTCATTTGTGAGCCAGATACATTAAATGCTGAGTTGATAGCTCCTAATCCAAATAATTGTGAATCAACAGATGATGATACTATAGTTGAACCACCAGCTACAGAGCTATAAGCTCTATTATATGTACTTTCATTTGCAATAGGTGATATTCCACTAAATATAGTTTGACCTGCTGTTGCAAATCCTTTTGAATTTAAATAATTAATTGTATCGTTAGTACTTGATTGAGGTACACGCCCACCAGGTGCTGTACCAGTACCAGCATTTGTATTTGTTACGCCTAAACTCGCGTAA